ATAATGACATACGCAGAATTAGTACAAAAAATTAGAGATTACACAGAAGTAGATTCAAATGTTTTAACATCTACTATCGTAGATGGATTTATTGAAAATGCAGAATTTAGAATTTTAAGAGATGTGGATTCTGATAATAACAGAAGATATGCTACAGCTTCATTAGTAGCTGACCAAAGATTTATTGATACACCAGATAATTTATTAGTAGTTAGATCTGCTCAAATTGTAAATGGTGGATCAGGTTCAACTAGAAATTTTTTAGAATATAGAGACACAAGTTACATGTCAGAATATAACTCAACAGGGGTTACTGGAGAGCCAAAATACTACGGTATGTGGGACCAAGATACGATTGTACTAGCTCCTACACCAGACTCAGCTTATGAAATTCAATTAAATTATATCTTGAAAGATCAAGGATTATCGAGTACAAATACAACTACATATTTAAGTCAAAATTTTCCCAATGGCTTATTATATGCTTGCTTAGTAGAAGCATTTTCATTCTTGAAGGGGCCAAATGATCTCTTGCAATTATACGAAGGAAAGTATAAACAAGTGGTAGAAGGCTTCTCAATAGAACAAATGGGAAGACGAAGACGAGATGAATATCAAAGCGGTGTTCCTCGAGTCGGTGGAAAATAAATATAAGGAGATAAAACTATGGCTATAACACAAGCGATTGCTAACTCTTTCAAAAAAGAACTTTTGGAAGGTGAGCATAACTTTAAACAAACTGGTGGCGATGTTTTTAAATTAGCTCTTTATACCGCAGGTGCAACTCTAACTTCTGCTACTACTTCATATACTACTTCAAATGAAGTTGCTGATTCTGGTCAATATACAGCAGGTGGTGGGACATTGGTTAATGCAGGAACATCACAAACTGCCGGTGTAGCTAGAGTTGACTTTAATAACTTATCGTTTACTGGAGTAACGTTAACTGCTAGAGGTGCATTGATTTACAATACATCTGCTACTGTAACTGATGCAGCGGTTGCTGTATTAGATTTTGGTGCAGACAAAACTGCAACTTCTGGTACGTTTACAATTCAGTTTCCAGCAGCAACATCAACAGCAGCGATCTTAAGAATCTCTGGGTAATCATAGGAGGTAACTTCCTATGTCCAATACCTGGGGCAATCTTACTTGGGGCTTTAACCAATGGAATGATTTATCTAATGTAAGTCTTTCCGTTACAGGGATTCCTGTATCTGCAACTTTAGGTGATGAAACTACAGCCGGTGAAATTAATTCTGGTTGGGGTAGAATTACTTGGGGTGATAATGGTTGGGGTATTCAAGGTACTGTGTTACCAACAGGTAATTCTCTATCTACAAATTTAAATTCAGTTACTGTCGATGCAGAAATAAATATTGGTTGGGGCTCTGATACCTGGGGCACTGAGACATGGGGATCTTCTGGTTTATTAGTTGATGTAACTGGAATTGGTTTAAACGCTACATTAGATTCACCAACATTTAATATAACTGCTGATGTAGATGTAACAGGTGAAGAATTAACAATTACTCAGGGTGAAACTTTAGGTGGTACAGCAGTTGATATAGATGTAACTGGTCAACCTATGACTGCAACGCTTCAATATCAAGAAGCAATTGTAGATCCGACAGGACAAGAATTAACAGCTAACGATGGTTCAGCTGAACTCGATGCAAATACTATAGCTGAAGTATCAGCAACTTCTGCTGCTACTTGGAATGGTAATTATGCATGGGGCTTTGGTGCATATGGTAATCAGCAAGTAACTACACTTGCTATGTCTATGCAGGAAGGAAACGTGGATCCTGCGCCAGATGTTGCATTAACTGGTAATGCAATGGCCATGGTTCAAGGTGAAGAAACTATTACTGGAGATGCTAATGTAACAGTTACTGGTCAAGCTATGACAATGGCTGATGGAACAGCTGAATTAGACGCAAATACAATAGCTGCTGTAACCGGTCAAGAATTGACTATGCAGGAAGGTGATGAAACAACCACTGGAAATGCATTAGTAACTTTAACAGGAAATGCCTTGACAATGGACGAGGGAAGCCTTAAAACATTAATCTGGAACCAAGTAAATACAGGAACAGCGCCTACTTGGAGACCAGTTGACACCGCTGCTTAAATTTAGTAATATTTAAAAATTGGAGATAAAAAATTATGGCAAACTCAACTTCTGCTAATTTAAAATTAACAGTTCAAGCTACTGGTGAAAACTCGGGAACTTGGGGACAAATTACAAACACAAACTTATTAGTTTTAGAACAAGCAATCGGTGGTTATTCTGCAATTACAGTTAACGCAACTACTGGTGCAACTTTAACTTTTTCAAATGGCGCTCCATCAAATGGTAAAGATGCCGTAATTAAATTAACAGGAACAATCACTACAAACATTGATGTTGTAATTCCTGATTCAGTTGAAAAAACTTATATCATTGAAAACGGAACAACAGGAGCTTTTACTGTAACTGTTAAAACTACTTCAGGAACTGGAGTAACTTGGGGTACAACTGATAAAGGTACTAAAATGGTTTACTCTGATGGTACTAACGTTGTTGATACAGCTTTCACAGATTTATCTTCAGACATCACTCCACAATTATCTGGAGTACTAGATACAAATGGAAATGATATTATTATTGATGACGCTGGTGCAATCGAAGATGATTCAAACAATCCATATTTAAGATTTCAAAAAACAGCTTCAGCTGTAAACTACTTTGATGTAACGAACCAAGCAACTGGTTCTTCTCCATCAATAGCTGCAGTTGGTGGTGATACTAATTTAGATTTTCTTTTAACTCCAAAAGGAATTGGAAGAGTTACATTAGATGGTAATGGTAAAATTCAAGGTCTTGCAGAAAAAGTAGAAGTTAATGGTACATATACTTCAAACATTAACTTTGATACAAATACTCAAGCAGTAAGATTAGATACTGCATCAGCTGATGCAAACTTTACAGTTAATTTAAGAGGTGATGGTTCAAACTCTTTAGATGCATCTATGGACGTTGGTGAATCAATTACAGTTGCATACATTTCAAAACAAGGTGCAACAGGTTATTACAATACTACAGTACAAGTAGATGGAACTACAGTAACTCCAGTATGGCAAGGTGGAGCAGCACCAACTGCTGGTAACACAACATCAAATGATGTGTACACTTACACAGCCATTAAAACTGGTGGTTCAGTATTTACTGTACTTGCAGCTCAAACGCAATTTGCGTAAAACTAGGAGGATAGAAAGATGCCAATAATTGGTTCATTTGGAGCAGGATCAGGAAGAGGATATGGCCAACGAGGCGGTGGCGGAAATCCTTACATAGAAGCTACAGGTGGTACAGAGACTACTTGTGGAGATTATAAAATTCATACATTTACTGGACCAGGAACTTTTTGTGTTTCTAAAGCTGCATGCTGTGCAGCTGAGAACGTAGTTTCATATATGGTCGTTGCCGGGGGCGGCGGAGGAGGACGTATTGGTGGAGCAGGAGCAGGAGGTTTTAGAGAATATAAAAATTCTTGTGATCCTTATACTGCAAGTCCATTAAACGGAAACCCAGGAGGCACTTCCGTTACAGTTTGTGCTTCAGCTTATCCAATAACTGTAGGAGCTGGTGGAGGAGGCGCAACGCCAAATCAACCGGGACAAGGACCAAATGGTAATCCTTCAATTTTTTCTACAATAACATCAGCCGCTGGTGGCGGTGGTGGGGGTCAAAATACACCACAACCTGGTAATCCAGCGGGATTCCCTGGGGGATCTGGTGGCGGTGGAGGAGGTCCAGGAGGACCTGCAGGAAGTGGTAATACACCTCCAACTACTCCACCTCAAGGATTAAATGGAGCACCTGGATTACCATGTAATGGATCTGGCGGTGGTGGAGGAGCAACAGGATCTCCTCAATCAGCTAACGCACAACCAGGACCAAGTGCTGGAGGTGGATACGGTGGTGATGGAGCAGCTACAAATATTAATCCAAGCACATGTGTTGGAACAGATGGACCAACTCCAGGAAGATGGTTTGCTGGAGGAGGACAAGGCGCACCTGCTGTTACACCGGACGCTAGGGGTGGACGTGGTGGCGGAGGTTGGTGGGCTCCTTTAGGTACACCAAGATTTTGTGTTACTGCCGAGCAAAGAGATGGTAAAACAAATACTGGAGGAGGCGGTGGCGCTGAATATGCTGGCGGCTCAGGTATTGTGATTATAAGATATAGGTATCAATAATATGGCACATTTTGCAAAAATATCAGAAAATAATGAAGTATTAGCTGTTTTACGTGTTAATGACGAAGATGCTCCTAATGAATCTGCTGGTCAAGCTTATTTAGAAACACATAATAATTGGCCTGCACATTTATGGATTCAAACTTCTTATAATACTGCTGAAAATCAACATTTAGGAGGTGGTACTCCATTAAGAGGAAATTATGCATGTCCAGGATATACTTGGGATCCTGAAAATGAAATTTTTTGGAGACCTCAACCTTTTCCTTCATGGACAAAAGATATTTCAAATGCAAGATGGTTATCACCATTAGGTGAAGAACCTGCTCTTACTGCAGAGCAACAAGCTCAAAATGAAGCTTTTACTCATCAATGGTCATATTCATGGAATGAAGATAATCAAAATTGGGTTCTTATAAATTATATGCCTTAGTATTGAAAATATACTAAATTAGTATATAAGTTTTTTTGAAATGAAAAAGAAAGTATTATCAGAGCAGAGTCTATATTATGGTGAAGTTAATATGCCTAAAGGATTTGAAATCAATCCTTTAAATCTTACAAATAATTTTTTTAAATCACTATATCAAAATAAAAATTTTATTTTTTCAAAAGACTTTGATAAATTAAATACTTACATAAAAGATTTTATACGTTTTCATTATAAATTAGAATTAATTAATAAAAATTCTTGGACAAATATTTTTATTCCTAATGAAAAAACGGAATCTATGTTAGAAGTAGATCCTATTGATTTAAAACACTCACCTGATTTTGTATTGTTGTATGGAATTAATACTGTCGATTGTAGTGTTAAAATATTATATGATGACAATAGAAGAAAAGGTAAATCAATAATAGAGCCTTTAAAAGATAATAACTTTATAATGTTTCCATCTACTAACAGATATAATATTATAAATAATCAGAAAGAATCTTTGAATTTTATACAGGTTATAACTTATGAATTTGTCTAATTATTATTGGTATTTTAAATCTGCAATACCACCTAAAATATGCGATGATATAACTAAACATGGTTTGTCAAAACAAGAGGTTATGGCTAAAACTGGTGGCATAGGTAATAAGAAATTAAATAAAGAAGAGGTTAGAGATTTAAAAAGAAAAAGATTTTCTGATGTTGTCTGGTTAAATGATCCTTGGATATATAAAGAAATTTATCCTTATCTTTGGAGAGCTAATAAAAATGCGGGTTGGAATTTTGAATATTCAGTATCAGAAGCTTTTCAATTTACAAAATACAAATTAAATCAACATTATGATTGGCACAATGATTCTTGGGCAGAACCTTATGATAAACCCAACAGTAATCAACACGGTAAAATTAGAAAAATATCTATGACCCTTCAATTAAACGATGGTTCAGAATATGAAGGCGGTGAATTAGAGTTTGATTGTAGGAACTACGAACCTCATATGAGAGATGCATCAAAACATGTAATAACAATGAAAGAAATTTTACCTAAAGGATCTATTGTTGTATTTCCATCTTTTGTGTGGCATAGAGTACAACCAGTAACGAAAGGAGTAAGATATTCATTAGTTCTATGGACACTTGGATATCCATATAAATAAAATGGAAAAAGTAGATTATTTTAAAACACCTATATGGGTTGAATACAAACCTGAGTTTGTTAATGCTTTGAATAAAGCATCTAATAAATATATAAAAGAAGCTAAAAAAAGGGATAAAGAATATATTAAAAAATTTGGTGACTTTGGAACAAGCTATCATTCTACACCACTAACTACAGACAATGATTTTAAAGATTTAAGAAATTATATAGGTCAAAAAGCTTGGGAGTTTTTAGATTATCAAGGTGTTGATATGTCAAAATACATTAATATGTATACAGAATTTTGGGTTCAAGAATTTTCTAAAAATGGTGGTGGTCACCACAATGCACACATACATTGGAATCAACATATATCTGGTTTTTATTTTTTAAAATGTAGTGAAAGAACTTCATATCCAGTTTTTCATGAACCAAGAACAGGAGCAAGAGCAACTAAATTAAAAATGAAACCTAATATGGGTATATGTCACGCAACAGAATTAGTTCATTTTATTCCAAAACCTGGAACTCTAGTAATGTTTCCTGGTTACTTAGAACATGAATTTTCAGTAGATCATGGTAAAGATCCATTTAGATTTATACACTTTAATATACAAACAGTTCCTAAAGAAATAGTAAAAGATGATTAAGGTTATTGATAATTTTTTAGACCCTGAATATTTTAATGAGTTAAAAAGAATTATTCGTAGTGATAATTTTCCTTGGTACTATCAAGGTAGTATTACAGATTGGAATGATCCAAAACATTATTATTATTTTACCCACATGTTTTATGGTCAAAATACTTTTCAAAACAGTGAATATTTTCCAATATGGAAAAAATTTTTAAAAAAAATCGACTGTAAAGCACTTGTAAGAATAAAAGCAGGGTTGTATGTAAATATTGATAAAAAACGAAAAAATGAAAGTCACATTGATTATGACTTTCCACATAAAGGTTGTTTATTTTATATAAACGAAAATAATGGAGAAACATATTTTGAAAATAAAAAAGTAAAACCCAAAGAAAATAGAGCTGTGTTTTTTGATCCACATAAACCACATGCAAGTTCTCTTTGTACAGATAAAAAAAGGAGGATAGTTATAAATTTTAATTATTTTTAATATGAGTTTTAAAAAAAATAAATATGCAATTATAAGAAAAGCAATTGATAAAGATTTAGCTACATTTGTTTTTAATTATTTTTGTATGAAAAAACAAGTCCATGACACCTGTTTAAAAGAAAAATATATTTCTCCTTTTGATCAATCACTTGGATACTATGAAGACCCTTTAGATGGACAAGTAATCAATACCTATGCCTGTTATTCTGATATAGCAATGGAAACATTATTATTAAAATGCCAACCTATAATGGAAAAAACAACAGGATTAAAATTATATCCTGCATATACATATGCAAGAATTTATAAAAAAGGTGATGAGCTTAAAAGACATAAGGATAGATTTAGCTGTGAAATTTCTACAACTATGAATTTAGGTGGTGATGAATGGCCAATATATTTAGAACCAGATTCGACTAAAGGTGGTGAAAAAGAAGGTGTTGGTTATGTTTCGGATAATACAAAAGGTGTTAAAGTTAATTTAAAACCAGGGGATATGTTAGTTTACAGAGGTCAAGATTTAGAACATTGGAGAGAAAAACTTAAAGGTAATGAATGTGCACAAGTTTTTATGCATTATAATGACAGTAAAACAAAGGGTGCTAAAGAAAACATATTTGATAGACGTCCACATTTAGGATTACCAAACTGGTTTTCAAAGGATTAATGTTAGAGTTTTTAACAGATGTTAAAAAAGCTACACCTGCTCAAAAAAAGAAAGAACTTTGGGACATAGAAGGAATATTAAAAGATAGATTAAATCAAAAATTTAAATTTGATTTAAGACCTATTAAGAACAATATTAAAATAGGGAGCTTTAAAACTAAAGCTGATAAAATGGTCTTTGATTTAAAAAACGAATATGTAATTGTAGATGTAGAAGAATTACATCAATACATAAAAAAGAATAAATTAAAAGATTTAAATTTAGAAAATTTAATATTTGAATTAGAATGGAATATAATAATACCCAAATCATGAGCAAAGAAAAAATTAAAACTCTTTTTGGATTTCCAATTTACCATAGTTCGATTGATAAAAAATTATACAACAAACAAAAAATTTTAAAAACTATTTTAAGTAATTTTAAAAAATCACAAGTTAGAACAGAGTGGAGCAAACGTCATGAAGGATTTGCTAGTAATAAATTACACCATTCTCTTGAAGATGAGTCAAATCCTAAATTTAAACAACCAGATTATAATTCTTTAATTCCTTTGTATACAAGTGAAATTCAAAATTTTTTTGAATCTATGCCTATGAAAAAATGTAATTTTAAATTTGAAATAGTTAATTATACTTGTATGACAGAAGGTCATCATATGATGAATCATATTCATACGGAGTGTGATTTCTCAGCGATACATTACGTACAATTTGATTATAAAACTCAGGACTCAACTGTATTTACAAATACAAATGATTACCCTAAATTTATTGATAATGTCTATCCTCAAATAAGTCAAACCTTTATATCATCTGAAATAGAAAATTCTTGGATCTATAACTATTTTAAAATAGTAGTTAAAGAAGATGATTTAGTTATTTTTCCTGCGATGTTAGAACATTCTGTTCCTAACGTTAAATCAAATAAAACTAGAGTAACAATTGTACTTAATATTAAATTATATAGTTAAAATCAATGATTTATAATTTATTTTCTGTAGGAATTTATGCTAATAAATTAAACTTAAATGTTAATAAAATTATTAGTAAATTAAAAAATATTAAAAGTAAAAATAAAGGTAGAAACATTAGTAATCCAAAAGGAACTGGTTGGCAATGTGAATTAAATTTAAATAATTTTACAGAATTAGAAAAAGCGATAAAACCACATATACAAAATTATATTTATAATACGTCTTTAAAAGGAATAGGACACATAAATTCTTTATGGGCAAATATAAATAAATACAAAGATTATAACGAAATACATGCACATGGAGATGCCATAATATCTTCAATTTATTATTTAAAAACACCTAAAAATTCAGGTAAAATATTTTTTGAAAATCCATGCACTTTAATGCAAGCTTCTTGGTCTAATCACAGAAAAACATATAATGAATATACAAGTTCAAGAATGAATGTAGACGTAAAAGAAAATATGTTACTTTTATTTCCAGGGTGGTTATTGCATGGAGTAGAACCTAATTTAAATAAAAATGAAGATAGAATTTCAATTTCTTCTAATATATACATAAGTAAGGAAGAATGAAATGTTTAATTATTTAGAATATGATATAGGTACAGAAACGGTAAATAAAATTTTAAAAAAAATAAAAGAAAGTAATTTTAATAAATGCCCTGTTGAAACATGTACTAAAAACGGTTTTCAAAGTGAGAACATATTAAAAATATTTAACACAGTACTAATTAAAAAAATTATTCCAATAAATGAATTATATAAAAATATAATTCATATTCATTATATACGATATAAAAAAGCAGGTTATCAGGAAGAACATCTACATAAACCGGATAATTATAGTTTTATATTATATTTGAATAATTCAGATGGAGACACAATTTTAAAAGATCCTATAAATAAAAGATTTACTCCTAAAAAAGGAAAAGTAATTGTTTTTAGTGGACAAATATTTCACTATGCAGAACCTTCTTATAAAGGAAAAAAAGTTTTAGTGGGAGCAATAAAATGAATATCTTAGCGATTCATACATCTCATGATGGGTGTATAACATATGTGAAAAATAATAAAATTATATTTCATACACAGTTAGATAGATATAGTAGATTTAAACATACTACTTTTCCTGTTAAATCAGTATTTGACATATTAAACAATATAAAAGTAGACAAAATTTTAATAACATCTTTAGGACCTTTAACACTACCTTCAACACCTTTATGGAAAAACATGTTGGAAACAAGCACATTAAAAAATGTACCAATAATATTTTATGAAGATTATTATCATCATTTATTTCATGCATATTGTGCTTTAACTTGGGATAAAAAAATAAAAAATATTTTAGTATGTGATGGAACAGGTGCTAAATATGGAGACAACTGGGAAAGAGAAAGTTTATATTTTAACAATAAAAAATTAGAACACGTATCTACTGAATCAAATGCGATCGGGCATCGTTATGAAGTGTTTACAGGAAAACATTTTTCTCATGGATTAGATTGTGGAAAGACAATGGCTTGGAGTTTATATGATGAAAGACCTGCTAAGATACAAGAAAACTTTGAAAACGAAATGACTGAACTTATGAATCAATGGAATCTTAAAAAAGATATACACTTTACAGGAGGCTGTGCACAGAATGTTTTATATAATTCTAAACTATTAAATAAAACAAAAAATTTATTTTGTGATCCTTTTAATGGAGATTTTGGAATAACTATAGGTGCAGCTAATTTTTACTTAGGAGGAAAAATTAAAAATGATAATATATACTTAGGTGTTCCTCAAGAATTAAATACAGATATTTTTTTAAAACATAAAATTTATAATGTTACTCCTGATGAAGTTGCTAAGGTTGTGTTAAATGAACCAGTTGCTATTTTCCAATCTAGAAGTGAACAAGGACAAAGAGGTCTTGGGAATAGATCATTATTAATGAATCCAATACATAAAAAAGCTCATGACAAAATGAATGCAATTAAAAAACGAGAATGGTTTAGACCTTTTGCATGTTCAATATTAAAAGAGAAAGCTAAGGAATGGTTTGAAATGCCTATAGAAGAATCACCATATATGATGTATGTATTTAAAATAAAAAAAGAAGGTGTATTGCAAACAGGTTTATCTAAGAACAATGATTCTAGAATACAGACTGTAAGTAAGAAAAATAATTTACATTATTATAATTTAATAAAAGCATTTGATAAATTAACAAATATTCCAATACTAATTAATACAAGTTTAAATTTACCAGGAGAGGTCTTAGTAGAAACTATGCAGGACTTAAAAGACTTGTTTGACAAGAGTAAATTAAACTATATTTATTTACCTGAAATAGGTAAAATGATTAAAAAAAATAACTATTAATATACTAAAAAGCATATATAATGAGGTGCTATGCTTCAAAAACTACAATTTAAACCCGGTTTTAATAAACAAATAACACAATCAGGAGCCGAGTCTCAATGGACTGATGGTGATTTTGTTAGATTTAGATATGGACTACCTGAAAAGATAGGAGGCTGGTCACAACTTACTACAGATAATTTAACAATACCAGGTGCTGCTAGAGCTCAACATGTATGGACATCTTTAGCAGGAGAAAAATATGCAGCAATCGGTACGTCACAAGGTTTGTTTTTATATTATGGTGAAGACTTTTTTGATATCACACCACTTGATACAGCAATCACTGGAGCTACATTTAGTTCAACAACAGGTTCTGCAACAGTAACTGTTAATAAAACTTCTCATGGTTTAGCAGTTGGAAGATATGTAAAATTTTCTTCTGTATCTTTACCCGGTGGTGGAGAAACAGATTTTACTGTAGCACAGTTTCAAGATAATACTTTTGAAATATCTAATGTTCAAACTAATACATTTGATATTATCATGCCAACTAATGAAGGTGGTACTGGTATGTCAACTCAAGGTTCTGCACAAATAGATCCTTATGTAGTAGTTGGTCCAACCTTTCAAACTGCAGGTTATGGATGGGGCACAGATACCTGGAACGTGTCAACATGGGGCACTGAAAGAACAACCAGTAACGTGATTCTGGATCCAGGCCTCTGGAGTCTTGATAATTTTGGTCAAATATTA